CCACCCCAGCCGAGGTAATTGTCCCTGCTAAAGAACCTGCGACACCACCAGACATCGTTAAAACTTCACCGTAAGCTGGCATATCAGCCACCACACCTGAAGTCACATCAACACCTGAGCCTATTGCGTTTACATTGTCCCCTGCTGTAAAACTTTCGCTAAAACTGAAGGCCGCACCTGTTGTGTTTATGTCGTACGTCCCAACATCAAGTGTTGCTGCTGTGTTTCCAGAAGGTGCTACTAACTTTCCAAAATGCTGATCGGTTGCAACTTTAATATTAGAACCCGAAACTGCATAAGTACTACCTATACGATTTGAGTCCGTGTAGGCTCCATTAACTGTCAACTGAGTTGAAGTTGTGATGTTATGCGTCATATCTGCGTAAGCAGAAGGGGCTGCTAAGAAAAGCAGTAAGAAAAGTTTCTTCATAAGTAAGCCTTACTGATTTGTGCTAATAATCCTAATACTGCCAAGCCTGCACTAACAACTGCTGCTGCTTGGAATACCCTTTTCTCTAATTGTCTAACCCTATCTTCTAAATCCCCTATTTTTTCCTCTGCTCTTTTGAGCTTCATCTCTGTGCAGACAATACGAGTTTCTTGCCTCGCATCGATAGAAAGATCTTCTCCCATCATGTCAACCTCCCATCAGGGCCGATTTCTTTACCAGTAACGGGATCTGTCTTTACAACTTCTGCTCCTTTTATTTCAATAGGAGTTAGGACACGAATTGTTTGATAGTTTCCACCACCTCCCTCAGCCATCATTGTTTGCATTTCTTTTCTAGTCATTGGCTTGTCTTCTGGAGGAACTTCAAACGTGCCATCACCTTTTTTCTTGGCTGACTTCTCCAGCCCAAAACTTGCCAAACTTGAAGCCAATAAAGATGCTGGAAAAGTTATGTCCTGCTTCTCTCCACTTGTTAGGCCAGGGATCTTAGGCAAGTAGTTTAAAGTTACGAGACTGCCGCTCCAAAAAACCACCAAAAGCCTTACTGCGACTGAGATGTACTCAAATTGCTCGTCACGATCAGGAACTTTATCTTTAAGTTTTTCGAGTAAATTTTTCTTTTCTGGCTTGGATTCAGGCATAGAAAAGTAGAAACAACAGTCTAAGATTACACATAAAAGGTAAAAAATGCCTCAAGAACTACTAGCAGCACTGATTGGGGCTTTTATCTCTGGCCTCTTAATGGTTATTTCAAACTACACAAATAAACGACATAGAGACCTAATAGAGCTATTTCATCGTATGAATGCAGTAGAACAGAATTTAGCTAGATTAGAAGGAACAAAAAGAAATCCAAACGCATGGAGGAACAGATAGAAAGAGCAAAAAAAAGAATAAAAGAATTAAAAATATTAGTAAAACACTGGGAAAAACAAAACCCCCTAGCGTCCTCTAAGAGCTAAGGGGTTAAGTTACTGACGCTCCAACAGAGCAGAGGCTAGGTCAATAGCTTGATAATGGGTCTGGTAGATTTACTTTACCACCTTTTTACTCTTATTCAACTCCTGCAACCTTGTTTGTTGCCTTCTAATTTCGAGGCAGTGTGAACAAAAACATACAATGGTTTTTGGTTCCATAATCCTGCTAACTTAGTGAGTGGCATAAATAACAAAACCTCCCAGAAAATGCACTTCAGGGGAGGTCTTGAAAGGTGTATGGGGATCACCAAGCCAAATGTAACGTCTATATATAAGATTGAAAAGAGTAAGTCTAATTATGAGAAAACTATTCAAGCCGTTGCTTCCACTCCTTTATGCTTTTTTGCGTAGTGAAGCAGGTAAAAAACTGTTACTTGATCTATTGAAATCAGCAGCAAAACAAACTACAAATACACTAGATGACGAGGCTGTAAACTTTTTACAGGCAAGGTTATTTCCTGAATCTAATACTAATTTACAATGAGTCTTTACAAACCAGAGTGGCGCAAAGAAGATGAAAAAAGGGCATTAGACCTTGAACGCTGGTACGTCCTTGATGGCAGGCACAGGAAGACACTTGCCGATGGATCTGACAACCCTTTTTATGGAATCTATACTGGATTAGCAGCTAAAGGTAAAGAATTAGATGGAGAATTTGGATGAGCAATTTATTTTGTTAGATCAACTAATGGAACCTCCTACAGTTGAACAAGAGTTGGAGTTAGAAAAAAAAATTAGATGGTTTTCAGAGGGAGCATCTAAAGAACAACTTATAAAACATTGCGAAGCGATAGAAAGAAACCATTTCCATCAATCGCAATTCATTGCAAATTGCTTAACTGAAATTGCAAGATGTAAAGCTAAAATTGCTTGTTTAGAAAATCCTGTAAGACAACCTACGTTCAAAAATTGGTTAAGAAAAATACTTGATTTATGAAGGCTTAAATTCTGCCTTAGATCCTGTTTTAATCCACTTAACCTCTTCGTCTTTTACAGCAACTTCTGGATACTGAACAGAGTACCAACGGTGTTCACAATTAATACAACATCTTCTCCGAATAGTTACTCCATCTTTTGTGCGTTTAGTTAATACAACTCTAGTGCTAGGTTGACCGCACTTAGGGCAAGGACAATAAGTTTGATTCATCTTTGTATTTTGGGGTTAGCATTGTTTTTTAAATAAATTTCAACAAGTTTTTTTTTGCTGTAATGCGTTGTAGTTCCAGCTAATACACGTAATTTTTTAGCTGATAAGGTTAATAAAAATCTTTTAAAGCCTTCTCCTTTTTTTGGGCTTTTATAAATAAAAAAAGATCCTAACCAGTCTAAAAAATTCATAAGAAAAAACCCCTTAGTTAAAAGGGGTATATAAGTTTAGGCTCTTGGTGCAATCGTGCCTCTGCCATCTTCCCATTCTTCTTCAGAATCAGGATTAATTGACCACTGGCTACCAAACATTGTAAAGCCTGCAATCTCTTCATAATCAGTTCTAGAACTATATTTCCTAATCGTTGAACCACCTGGCATTTCACAAGCATCCGCTTGATCTAATAACCATTTTGCAGCCTTTTTTGCCTCGTCAGGTGTCCAGTCAATAATCAAATAACGATCACAATCGTTGCCGCTTTTCTTTTTCTTATTTGGAATAAGACGGAATTTTGCTGTAAATGCTGAGTCCATGAAATTAATTAATGGGGTTGTTTAAAGTGTTTTGCCATTCTTCAATATCGCTACGGTGATACCGCACAAAACGAGAATGGTTGTTGGGTTTACGAATGACTCGCCATTTGGGGCCACTCGGTCGGCCATTGCGGCTTTTGGTTCGCCACAGCCTAAGAGTCTGGGGTTTTATTCCAAGCTCAAGGGCAAGTTCATCAGTCGTAAGTAGTTCATTAGTCATCTTTTTGAAGGATTAAAGAAAGTAAATTGTCCCTATCTTTCTCTGTGATTTTTTCTTCTTTATAGCGTTTTGAGATATTAGTTTTTAAAACTTTTAACTTGTCTGGATCAGATGTTTTTTTAATAAATGCCTCACATTCTCTAATAAATTTATCGTCATCTGTTCTTTCAATCGGCTTATTCTGAGGCTTGTTTTTCTTTTGCTCTTTCTCTAAAAGTTTCGGGTCTTCTGTGTTTGTATCTTGATCAGGTTCAATTCCTAACAGCATTTTGATGGCATACCTGCGGCCATAGGTCAAACTTCCACCCCATGTAAACATTGGTTTGTTACCCATATTCTCAGGCAGAAAAACAGGAAGCTCGCTTGTGATTTCTTGCCCTGTTTCAACATGAATTAATCGGGTCAAAATAATAGAAACACCGTCACAAGTTGTAGTAGGCGGTTGAATTAATATCAATCCGTTTTGATGCAATACAGGTTGAACCACTGAAATCATTTCTTCCAATGGGGTGTATTGATAATTAAAACCTTCTTTGCTCCTCGTTAAACTGGGGCATTGTTGCTGGAAATTTTGCAACGCTTGATAAAGCTCTTTCATTGTTTTGGGGTTGTAAATGCCCATCGGGGCAAGGTTAATGATTGTACGCCAGATTCACACCAACTAGGATATGAATCCAATAGTCGGCACTCTGCAATTTTGTCTAAGGCATCCCTAGACAACTTTTGACCTTCTTTTATACTCGGTTCGTCAAGCTCCCATAAGCCAACATCAAATGGATACTCTGATTGCACAACAAGAAATACAAACCTTTTAGCTTCAGAAACACCGTTTAAATAATGTGCTGCTTGCAGATGATATTTGAAATTAGCAACAGCCTTTGCAAAGTCGTTTGGGTTTGCTCCTGATCTACTTGTTTTAAGATCAACAATCGTTTCTTTATTAATCCAGTCAGGTCTACATTTACAAGTCAAACCGCTTTGCTTGTCATCCCACCAATAAGATTTCTCAGCAATACCAAAACTCAATAACTCTTTTGCTGCTGGTTCTGCAAAAACAGCATCACGCATATTTAGGGCTAAATCCCAGTCTGTTTGCGTGCAAGCTTCTAAACCTTTTTCTTGTGCCTCCTTTGCTTCCTCTTTGCCTTTTTTAGTGGTCCTAGAAGAAACAACAACGAAACGCTTTTCTAATTCGTCTGGTTCTAATACAGCACAATGGGTAAGGGTTCCTAATGCCATTGCAGCCGTTGGTTTTCTTTCAGGTCTGTTTGGATTTAGAAAACTATTCCAGTAAGCTCTAGGGCCATGAGCTGCCATTACTTTCTGCATTGATGCTGAGATTGCAGAATCTTTGTGGTAATGAGCGTTAGAGATTTGAACGGTTCCTTTTGTCATGCTGCCTCCTTATAAAAGGAAGATCCTGGGCCATAGTTCTGCACAAACTTGGGCCATGTTCTCATAATTAATGCTTTGTCGTCAGGTGTCGCAATTAAAGCGGCTCTTGCTAACTGTTTAAAAAATGGTGTGCTTTCAGCAGTTTCTAAAACAGTATTGAAGGTATTAAACACTTCCTCAGAAGTCATAGTAAAAAATTAGTAAACTACAGATGTTACTAACAGTGAGCTAGTAACGGGATGTTTTGGCGGCTTGCAGGGGTTGTTGGCCGCCTTACTCCTATGTCAATAATTCCTCGCAAGATTCAAGGTCATATAAAACATGGGAGGTTTCTTTTGTTGGGGTTTTTCTTACCCAATGCTTGCCCTCTTCAAGAGTGCCGTTTTGCCTCAAACTTAATAAAGTACGTTCCGAACGACCTAAATGTTCAGCAGCTTTCTTTTGAGAAACATACTTAGATCCTTCAAGTTTTTTTAAACTTTTACTAATAGAATCCAAAGATTTTGCAATGCTGCGTAGATATGGATCGGTAGGACTCATTTTTTGAGTGCCAAACACGCCGCTTGAATATTGTTAACCTCGCAGTCTTGACGGGTCATGTCTTCCAATGCGGAAGTGGTAACTGCGAAAAATAAAAGACTGGCAGTAATGCCGAAAATAAAAAGCTTCATGGGGTTGTTTGCTTATAAATTAATGATAAAACCTACATCAACAGTTGTCAACACTTAGGCAAAAAAAAAGAGAGGGTGTTAATCCTCTCCATAGTCTTCAATCAAATCGGCCAAGTGTTCTGCCATTCGCCCGTAGTCGTTGATTTCAACCGTATCACCATGCTTGATGATTGATTGAGCCAACGCCTTGGCAGCGGCCAAAGTGTCGCTGTGCATGAAATAAAAGCGTGGACATATCTTTTATACAGCAGGGGTCAACACCTGTCAACAAGGCAATAAAAAACCCCGACTAGCGGGGCGGTTAATCTAAAAAACTGAAAGATTCATGTTTGAAATAAATACTGCAAAGAGGCTTGATCCTGTAGCGATAAATAAAACTTGGTTGAATCTATCAAGTCTGTTTAATCTTGCTTTCATTGAACGTGCCCTTTTTAGTAGAGGTGCTTTGT